GCGCGGCGTTGTATCAGGAGATGAGGCGGATGGGGGTACCCATCAGTGAGTTCACGCCGGGTAAAGGCCAAGACAAAATCAGCCGAGTGAATGCTGTATCTGATTTGTTTAGTTCAGGTATAGTCTGGGTGCCAGATCGCCGCTGGGCATGGGAGGTCGTGGAGGAATGCAATGATTTCCCCAGTGGTTCCCACGATGACTTGGTGGACTCGACAACGCTGGCCCTGATGCGGTTCAGGCAGGGGGGATTTATTCGTCTTCCGTCAGATGAGCCAGAGGACTTACGTTACTTCAAGTCGCACAGAGCGGCAGGATACTACTGATGGTAACGCAAAAGTATATGGGACGGGGCCAGTTGATCGACCGCCTTGCCGCACAGGTAGGGTCAAGAGACATGGCCTTGGAGATTTTGAAGAAGCGTGGGCATGTTGATGAGAAAGGTCAACTCACAGCCGAAGGTCGCAAGCGAGACAAGATGACGGCAGAGGAGCGGGCAAAGGACCGTGCTGCCAAGCGCATGGGTAAATCACCTGAGAGTTTTACATACAACCCACGAACTAACACCGCCAAATTGAGGAAACGGTAATGGCTATTGATAAAAGTTTGATGGAAGCCCCCGTGGGGGTTGAAGCTCTCGCTGCTGAAGAGCCTGCCATTGAGATTGAGATTGAAGATCCGGAAGCCATCCGCATTGGCGTTGATGGCATGACGATTGAGATGGAAAAGGCGGAGCCTCGCGCCGAAGATTTTGATGCCAACCTCGCTGAGTTCATGAGCGAAGGCGAGCTTCAGATGATTGCCGGTGAGTTGCTGGGTGAATACGACACCGATGTCTCCTCACGTAAAGAGTGGCTCGATGCGTATGTCAAAGGCTTGCAGATCTTAGGCATCAAGTACGAAGAAAGAACAGAGCCGTGGCCCGGTGCGTGTGGGGTGTTCCATCCCCTCTTGATGGAGTCGGCGGTCAAGTTCCAGTCTGAGACCATCATGGAGACTTTCCCTGCAGCAGGGCCGGTCAAGACTAAAATCATTGGCAAGGAGACGCCTGAGAAGAAAGACGCTGCGATTCGTGTCGCTGATGACATGAACTATCAGTTGACAGAGATCATGAAGGAGTATCGCCCGGAACACGAGCGAATGCTGCTGAGCCTGTCTCTTGCGGGTAACGCCTTCAAGAAGGTGTACTTTGACCCAAGCCTCAACCGTCAGGTTGCGATCTATATCCCTGCTGAAGATATTGTTGTGCCTTATGGTGCAGCCAATCTGGAAACGGCGGAGCGGGTTACGCACCGGATGCGTAAGACCAAGAATGAGTTGAAGAAGCTGCAGTATGCAGGCTTTTATCGTGATATCGATCTTGGCGAACCCATGCGTGTCATGGACGAAGTGGAGAAGCAGAAGGCGCTTGACCAAGGCTTCTCAACGAGCATGGATGATCGGTATCAGTTGCTTGAGATGCATGTCAATCTGGACCTCAAAGATTATCCGGATGTTGACAAAGACAATAACGAGACCGGCATTGCACTGCCCTACGTAGTGACGATGGATAAAGGCACCGGGACGATTCTTGCGATACGTAGGAATTGGAGAGAAGACGATGACCTCAAAATGCGACGACAGCATTTCGTCCATTACGGCTACATCCCCGGTTTTGGATTTTATTACTTCGGACTCATCCACCTCATTGGAGGCCATAGCAAAGCTGCCACGAGCCTTCTTCGACAGCTTGTTGATGCAGGAACGCTTAGCAATTTACCGGGCGGTCTTAAGAGCCGAGGACTCCGAATTAAAGGCGACGATACTCCGATTGCTCCGGGTGAGTTCCGAGACGTAGATATTCCGTCAGGGGCGATCCGCGACAATATCCTGCCGCTTCCGTACAAGGAGCCAAGTCAAACACTGTCCATGTTGATGGACAAAATCGTGGAGGAAGGACGCAGGTTTGCTGCGGTGTCGGACCTCAAAGTATCCGATATGTCTTCACAGGCTCCGGTCGGTACGACGCTGGCTATTTTGGAGCGTGTACTCAAGGTGATGTCTGCGGTGCAGGCTCGCATTCACTATGCGATGAAGCAGGAGTTCAAACTCCTTGCGGCAATCATCCGTGACAACACACCGGAAGAGTATTCGTACGAGCCTGAAGTTGGCGATCCGAAGGCAAAGAAATCGGACTACGACGATGTGGACGTTATCCCAGTATCTGATCCCAATGCGGCAACGATGTCGCAAAAGGTGGTGCAGTACCAAGCTGTGCTTCAGCTTTCTCAGACGGCTCCAGATATCTACAACCTGCCATATCTTCATAAGCAGATGATCGAGACGCTTGGCATCAAGAATGCTGACGAGATCATCATTATGGAGGAGGACATCAAGCCGACCGATCCTGTCACTGAAAACATGAACATCATGAACGGGACGCCGGTTAAAGCCTTCCTGTATCAGGATCATGAAGCGCACCTGCAGGTGCACATGTCAGCAATGCAAGATCCCAAGATCATGCAGATTGTGGGGCAGAATCCCAAAGCCCAAGAAATTATGGCAGCAGCCGCTGCACACGTGATGGAGCACGTAGCCTTCCAGTACCGCAAAGAAATTGAGAAGCAACTCGGTGCTGCACTTCCGCCAGAAGGTGATGAGCCGATGCCGGAAGAAGTGGAGATTCAGGTTTCTCGCCTCGCCGCAGAAGCCGCAGCCAAGCTCTTGCAGAAAGATGTGCAAGAAGCCCAAGCCCAGCAAGCACAACAACAGGCCCAAGATCCTGTGGTGCAAATGCAGCAGATGGAGCTACAACTCCGTCAGCAAGAACTGCAGATCAAGCAGCAACAAATCCAACTCGAAGCTCAAAACAAGCAAGCCGAGTTGCAACTCGAAGCCCAGCTTCGCCAAGCAGAACTGCAGCGTAAGCAGCAGGAAATGCAGATCATGGCAGCAACCAAAGCTGATGAGCTTGATATTCGTCGGCAGGAAATCTCTGACCGTACGCAGATTGACGCCGCTCGTTTGGGCGTGGATATCCAAAAGCACAAAACCAATTTGTCAGCCAAGCAGCAGGCAGAGGGAGTGCGGATGGGTATTGACGTTGCCAAGACAAGGCTTGGTGCAGTCCAAAAGGCTTTACAACCGTCGAAAGGCGCAAAAAAAGAGGAGTAGTGAATGCAGCACACAACCGCTCTGGAGTACTTGGAATCCAAGCTCCGTGATGAGCGCACATTAATTATTGAGGCTTTGATCCAAGGCAAGTTGGACGAGTCTGAATACAAAAGACTTTGCGGGGCGTTACAGGGTCTTGAACTCGCAAAGAATCACATCAAAGACCTTGCAAAACGCTTGGAGCGCGACGATGAGTAATATTGACGTAGATGCAACGAAGGAGCAGGCAGAAAAAGCCAAACTCTTACCCGAACCCAAAGGCTATCGAATCCTCTGTGCAGTGCCACAGGTGGAGGAAGAGTACGAAGGCGGGTTAATCAAGGCGGATGAAACCAAGAAGGTTGAAGAGCAAACAACCGTGGTTCTGTTCGTCATCAAAATGGGCGATCTGTGTTACGCCGACAAGGAACGGTTCCCCACCGGCCCGTGGTGTAAAGAAGGGGATTTTGTCCTCACTCGCCCGTATTCAGGCACCCGCGTGGTCATTCACGGTAGGGAGTTCCGCATTATCAACGACGACACGGTGGAAGCGGTGGTTGATGACCCCCGTGGAATCCGGCGCGCATAAGGAGTGACTCATGGCTGAAAACTTTAAGTTTCCTGACGAACAGGAAGAAACAAAATCCGCAGCACCCGCTGAGGAAGAATTTGAAATCCAAATTGAGGACGATACCCCTGAACCGGATCGGGGTAAGAAGCCCCTCCCGAAGGACATCGTAGACGAGCTTGAAAAGGATGACCTTGAGGATTATTCCGAAAAGGTCAAAAAGCGCCTTTCCCAGATGAAGAAAGTCTGGCACGACGAGCGCAGGGCTAAAGAAGCCGCCGCCCGTGAAAAGGAAGAAGCCTTACGTTTTGCCCAGCAACAGTTTGAGGAAAACCGCCGACTGAAGCAGCGCCTTGGCGTGGGTGAAAAGGTCTTCCTTCAGGAGGTAACTAAGGCTGCTAACAACGAGCTTGCCACTGCCAAAGAGAAACTGAAACAGGCGTACGAGTCTGGGGATTCAGACCGAATTACAGAGGCGCAGGAGTTACTGACTGACGCCAAACTTAAAATTCAACAGTACTCTCGTTTTCAGCCCTCTTTACAAAATGAAAGTGAAGGTGTACAAACCCAGCAACAGGTACAGGTTCCAGCCCAATCTGCGCCCGCGATAGACCCAAAAGCCGAGTCGTGGAAGCAGCAAAATACGTGGTTTGGAACGGACGAGGAGATGACCGCCCTCGCACTTGGCCTGCATGAAAAATTGGTCCGATCTGGTGTGGATCCTCGTAGCGATGATTACTACCGACAGATCGACAAGACGATGAGGAAGCGATTCCCTGAAGCCTTTGAGGAGGATGAGGAAGAGCCAACTCAAACGAGACAGACTGAAAAGTCATCTCGCACAAAGCCAGCTAACGTAGTGGCTCCGGTAACGCGATCAACCGCGCCGCGTCAGGTCCGCCTGACACCGACTCAAGTTGCAATTGCCAAGAAACTTGGCTTAAGCAACGAACAGTACGCACGTGAATTATTCAAACTGGAGAACAACAATGGCTGAGAATCGTCTAGCTCGTGAACTCGAAAACCGAGAATCAACGCAACGTAAAATGCAGTGGACTCCACCGCAGGTATTGCC